ATGCTTGGTTTATCAGCTACTCCCAAGAGAAAAGACGGATTGTCAAAAGTATTTGAGTGGTATATGGGTGATATAGTTTACAATCAAAAAAAGAAAAACGAAGATTATGCAGAAGTCCAACTAATCGATTGCGATTTTACAGATAATGATTATTGTAAAGTTGAGTTAACCTATATGAAAGAACCATGTATGCCGCGAATGATTAATAATATTTGTAATTTTCTACCAAGAACGGAATTAATTATTGATTTAATAGTGAAGTATCATAAAGAAGGGAGAAATGTGTTGATTCTGAGTGATAGAAGAGGTCATCTTGATAGATTGTATGAGTTATTGTCTGATTATTCAAGAGGATTTTATGTTGGTGGAATGAAACCAAATGATTTACGAGATTCTCAGGAAAAAGATATCTTATTGGCAACATTTTCAATGGCATCAGAAGGTATGGATATTCCGAAATTAGATACGGTTATTCTTGCTTCTCCAAAATCCGATGTTGAACAGTCAGTAGGAAGGGTATTTCGTAAAAAAGCGTGTGATCGTGAATTCCACCCCTTGATAATTGATATACAAGATAATTTTTCAATGTTCCAAAATCAATGTAACAAACGTTTGACTCTTTATAAGCGAATGGGATTTTCTATCTTTCACAATGGTGAACAAATACCGAATCGTAAACCTCGGAAAAAAAAATTAAAGGAGTTTGCTTTATTAGACAGTGACTGAGTTCAATTAAAATAATTTAAAAGTAATCCATTATATATAATGAATAATATTATGAATCCATTCGAAAAGATTCCCTCGAATGAAATACAGTTCTTTAAGGAAAAAGTTCAACTATGGCTTAAGGTTGATAATCAAATCTCAGAACTTCAAACAAAATTAAAAGAATTAAAAAAAGTTCGTGATAAGGAACTAGAACCTCAGATTACACATTTTATGACTAATAATAATGTTACTGATTTAAATATGGATCATGGACGACTACGGTGTCAAGAAAGAAAAACAAAAAAGGGATTAAATAAACACAACATTCGTGAAAATCTATCAAAATATCTGACAGAACAAGATAAATTAGATGAAGCTGTCAATACAATTTTACAAGAAAGAGAAGTTGTTGTTAAATATAAACTCAAAAAGCTAAAATAAATAAATGATATACTATATGGAAGAATACATTGTCCGTAAAATATCAAAAAAAAGAAATCAAAAATATTACCATAAATATTATGATATTAACGATCAATTAATAACGGATAATCAATACATTCAAAAACATACAGAAGGTTTCTATATCCCACCTGCATATGATAATGTAAAGATTAACTTACATAAAAAGAATAAGGTGAGAGCTATTGGTTATGATACTAAGAACCGCCCCCAATACATCTATAATAAGGAATTTATTACTCAACAACAGGATAAGAAGTTTAATCATATGGTTCATTTTGGGAAGAAGTTTAATACAATCAATCGTAAAATTAATGAGGATTTATATTCTGTGAAGGATTCAAAAGAGAAACAAATTGCGATTATTTTAAAATTAATTATGGACTGTCATTTTAGAGTTGGTAATGAAAGATACAATAAAGAAAATAAATCCTACGGTACAACTACATTAGAAATCAAACATATGAAAGTGAAAAAGAATGAAGTAATTATTGATTTTATAGGAAAAAAGAAAGTCCGTAACATTTGTACTGTTAAAAATAAACGAGTTGTTAAATCACTAAGAGAAAAGAAGCGGACACATAAAAAAAATGATAGGATATTTTCATATCGTAAAGGGGAAAAGTATTTCACGATTCAATCGAGAGATGTGAATCATTATTTAAAACAATTTGGAAAGTTCACAACAAAGAATTTTAGAACATGGGGAGCAAATATTGAACTAATTACACAATTACTTCATCATTCCAAAAAGAATAATTCAAAAACAAAAAAAGAAAACCAAGCAATCCTTAAACAAAGTATTGAGAAAGTAGCCTCGAAACTCCATAATACTCCGGCTGTCTGTAAAAGTAATTATCTCGATCCCGAATTAATACGATTCTTTACAAATGATTCCAATGGATTCTCCAAAAAGTTCCTCCAAGACAATAAAATTAATCGTGAAACTATTTGCAAAGAATATATTACATTTCTGGAATCTATTTAGATTTCTTATAAAAGACCTTTTTCTTTCCCTGAACTTCACCCACTTTCTGACCCAAATCTTCATCAACTATATCATAAATGTATTGTGGGTTTTCACCCACTATAATATAGTATTCCTTCTTTCTGTATTTGATAACTTCAACCTCAGGCATATCTTCCTCTGATTCATCACCTGCATCAATTTCTGTAATCTCTGATTCAATCACTTGCGTATCGGGAGTGTTCACATTATCTTTGGTATCTTTGGTATCTTTGGTATCTTTGGTATCTTTGGTATCTTTGGTATCTTTGGTATCTTTGGTATCTTTGGTATCTTTGGTATCTTTGGTATCTTTGGTATCTTTGGTATCCTTCACAAGAGGTTTTTCATCATCACTTTCTTGAACATCTTCAATTTTAACTTCTATTTTATCTTCTTTTTTGAGGAGATTAATTTGTGATTGAAGACGTTGAATTTCAATATCTCTTTCATGAATTTCTTTATCTTGTGCTTTTAACATTGTAAATCGTTCCTTTTCGGTCATTTCTTTATTTGCGTCTTCTTGAATTTTATTAATCATAATTTCATAATCATACATTTTCCGTTCATTAAAATGTAATAATTTGTCTTTTTCAGAATTCTCTTCCACAAGTTTTTTATTCAATATGTTAAGCTTATTGATTTCTTCGTCTTTTTGCTTTAATTGTTTGTTTAGTGACAATGATACATCATGATATGATGTGAAGATTTCATTTAGTTTTTCTATAATTAGTGCCTTTGAATCCAACATATCCATTTCTTATCTAATACTTCATTGCGATAATTTTTTAAATATTTTATAAATTATATAATGTATGATTCGAAGAATTGTTCACCTTCAAAGAAAAGGAAGACCGGTTCATGTTTACCGAATCCATTGTTAAAGAAAATAGTTAAACTATTAAATGAAAAATATAAGTGCAAGTTACAATCATCGGGAACGCAAAATAACATATATACGTCTATCTGCGATAAAATTAAACAGATATCAGAATGTGAAACGGAAGCATGCTGGTCTACATTAGATGTTATCAAAAATGGTTTGAATCAAAAAGAATATAGAAACTTTACAAATAGTTTCCGTCCTTTTATGCCTGAAAGTTGGAAACAAAATCCGAATACATGGCTGAATACTAATGATATTGATAATGTATTGAAACAATATGAAAAAAAATACAATCATTTTGAATATATAGGAGCAATCCCTATTGATTTCGATAAGAAAACAATCACGGGACAGTGTGCGGTAAGTGATCTATGTAAGATTGATATTCAAAATATGTCTCGTAATAAGAAGTGTATCGGTATTGTTTTTAATACAGATGCTCATAATGAACCAGGAAAACATTGGTTTTCTGTATATATAGACTTAAAAAAGGCAATACCCGCTATCTATTATTTTGATTCATTGGCTGAGGAACCTCAACAGGAAATCATTGATTTTGTCAAAAAAATAGAGGGTGAACTAAATGGAAACTGTAAAGTCCTTTACAATGATATACAACATCAACATGGAAATACAGAGTGTGGAGTATATTCTCTCCATTTTATTACGAGCATGTTAAAAGGAACACCTTTTAAGAAATATATAAATACCATTAATACCGATAAACAAATGGAAGAAATGAGACAATTATTTTTTGTTGATATATGATTACGTTTATCTTTATATTTTATAAAATTAGTATATTATTAATTATGTCTTTATATGAACAATTCTATTCCGAAACAAATAAAGAATATATGTATTCCTTTATAGGAAAAATTGTACAACAGGAACTTGATTATGATATTTTATCTGAGGACAATAACTATACTATGTTCTTAGAACAAATGAAAGAGGTTTTTGATGGTAACGATACTGATGAAATTACAGTATTAAATAAGATATTATTGGACAAACAAGTTGATACATATAAACAAAAACGAACCACAGAAACAGTTGTTGTTGATAATAATATAGGAAGACCAAGCAGTTTGGAAGATATTATGAAACTACGAGATCAACAAATAAAACCGATTGAAGAAGAAAATGTTGAACCTCGTAATGTGTTTTTAAATGACACTACTATTGTAGGGACAAGTATCAGCGATTTAGAAGGAACTCCAATAGAAGAAGATCCAATAGAAGAAGATCCAATAGAAGAAAAAGAGGAAGAAAAACCGAAACAATACAATATTAATTCATCCAAACGGACTAATATTAATTCATCACGATTTAATTATTCAATTAATCTAAAAAAAGAAAATATAGATTCATCGCAAATTAAAACTTTATCTAAAGTAATCATCCCGATTGAAGATAACTATATCTTCAGTATTCCTCTTTTATCATTCAAAATACCAGAACTTAATTGTGATTTAATTCTACAACAAGAAGATCTCATAAAGAATAAAAGAGGATCTTTTGGTATATATAAAGCTATTGAGGATCATCATTTTGAGAGTCGTAATGTAGATAGATTAAGTATTGATATTCGAGATATAACTGAAACAAAATATGAATCCTATGATATTCTAAAAGTAAATATCGTAGAGATTAAAAATAATATTATACTATTTACATGTTCAAATATAGAAAATAATTACAAAGAAAATGATTGCATTCAGATTATTAATAATCGTTCTTATCATCTAACACCTCTATTATCTCAACCTTTCAAAATCAAAAAAGTAGTTCAAAATATAATCTTTTGTAAGTTATCGGGTGATCACGAAAATAAGGAATATACAAATATAGATATGAGAATTATGAATATGAGTAATCAAAATGTTATTTTCTTTAATTAACCGCCATATAAATCTTCTTATTTCTTAATAAAATTGGTTTCACTTTTTCAATTGAATAGTTATTTAACTGATAAGATTGAAGATCATATAATTTCATTAAGTTCGTCTTTTGAAGAGGAGAATAAAATAATCTCTCTGTAATATTGTATTTAATTATATGCCCGATACGATTGTCTTCAACTTCTATATCTTCTAATTTAGGAAAAGATAATTTCTTAATTTGATTCTCATAAATATGATCAGGTGTCTTATACATCGTTTTAAATACAGATAACTTATTACCCAAGAATTCATTGAGCGGATGATCAGCATTTTCATAGATACTAAATAACCTTCGCTTGGGTTCATAATCAGCAATCCGAAAACCATTTTCGCGAATATATCTTATATCTGGATCTTCGTTCTCACCTTCTAATTGATAATATACAAATATATTGTCAACCCCTTTGGCCAGAACAACATAGATATTAGGTCGGATATGAAATAGAAAATTGGATTGAAACTGTTTGGTATCTATCTTATTTAATTCATTTGAGGATACACCTGGGAAATGAGAATCTTCGTCCTTTAATTTTTGAGAGAAGCGGAGACACTTCTCATTCAATTGAATATCATCTCTGGTATTTTGAATACAATCAACAGAGGATTCTTTGATAATATCACCAATTTTACTACTTATTTGATTTTTCCTTTCCATAATATCAAATAACATCTGATCAATACTCCGGTTATGTGTCTCTTTTTTCATCGAAAGTATTTTTGTAATGGTTTTATGAACTGGTTTATGGTTCATTAATAATTTCATTTTGATATCATCATCTTCATTAATAACAATATCATTCACTTCTGGCCATTTATTTTTCCGAAGATCGTCAAAAATTTCCTCAAACGTTTCTCCACTCGGTAAAAAAGATAAATATAAATATTGTTCGACATTACGATCTTTTTCTGGTAATAAAGGAGGAAGGGGATTTCCATCTTTATCCTTATCATTCCCTATATGGGAACGCATACGTATCGCCCTACCAAAAACCTGATCAATGCGAATATAATTCCAGAATGGTTCCATAATATGTACTTGACGGACACCGAATAATGAAATACCTTCTGCCCCAGAACTAGATATAAGCATAATTTGAATATATTCTCCATAAATGTTTTCACGCATATTAAATGACTCTTTATTTATCTTCTTCTCTTCTTCAGACTCTTTACCTGTTAAAAATGTAAAGCGTTTCTTTTTTGATTTTGATTCAATTAATTCTTCAATATCATTTTCATCAGAATCAAACTTCTCATAACCATTTGCGATTAATATCTTCTCAAATACCTCGGATCCCGATTCATGTCGGAAATCGCTGTAATATAATATTTTCCCTGTTGGATCACCTTCATCATTCACGAATCTTTGAATATTAGTTAACATCTGATAAAACTTTGGCGAATATAATTGAAGGTTCTTGTCATACGAAAAGCTACCATTTTCTTTCATTTGTTGATAAATCTCTTCCTTCATCGTATCATTTTTCTCGATACGGAATGTATCATCCTCATAGACAATATTACTATTTTGTCTTGTCCTGATGCTAAATGTTGATTTTTCGTCCTCTCCATACAATGTTCTACGACGCATTTGATTTAATTTCTTAGCTTTTTCCTTGGCATATTCTGCTTCATAATTTGTCCATTGAATTGATGTCATGTAACAAGGAACAATATTCGTTTTGTTCACAATCGAATAATCCTTATAAATATCAAGAACTTTCTTAGGTTTAACTATTTCCGGCATATTTTGAATTGAAGAGCGATCAATTGGATAATAAGAAGTAAGTCCCAATAACATTCTCCGTAAAAGGACTTGTTTTTTAGGCGGTATATGAAACGAATCGTCCAAGAAATACTCGACAAAATTATCGTTGTTTGATAAATCATATTGAATATCGTTTTCATAAATATCAAATAGTTTGTGTTTACGATTAAAATCAATATTCAAGCCTTCATCAAAACATCTGCTTTTACCATCTTTAATATCTTGTAATTTTAATTCACGAACATCAGATTCCCTCGGAATGATAAAATCACGATCAAAGAATTTATATAGACCTGCAAATACTTCCTCAAAAAAATCATCAAAACTATGATCTCCAAACTTAATAGTTTTAATTACATCACCTTCCATGATTGACTCAAAGTTTGTTTTGTTCTTTGTAAACGATACGATTAACTTACCTTTTCTCTTTGTAACATACAACTGTTCAATAGATGAATTTTCAGTATAAAAATGATCTCTTAATTCTTGTTGAACTTCTTCCTCATTTTTCTCTGAAACAATTGTAAACGTAAATACATGGAGTTTCCCCCGTAACATATTATATAAAATAGCTATTTCAGCAGGCTTATTTATAATCGGTGTTCCAGATAAAAATATCAATTTAATATCCTCTGCCTCAATAATCCAATTATAAAAGACCTTCGCCGGAGCACTATCATTCATAATCTCCCTGACAAAATTATGGACTTCATCAATTATCACAACCTCATCTTTAAAAGGTGTTCTTATTCCATGGGTTTGAAGATTCGCTTGATACTTCTTATATAACTCTTGAACCATCTTTTGATTACTTGTCATCGTTCCTTTTTGTTCATCATCAATGATATCTGTATTTATAATCTCATCAAAGTCCTTTTCATGAACACGGGGAAACCCATTGTAGTGTATGAAATTATATTTTAATTTAATCATTGTATTAATTTGATTTTCAATAAACTTTTGCATTTCTTTTTTGATTGGTAACGGTTTACTCTTGTACTTTTCACCAGGTTTGAGAATTGGATCACCATTTATTGTATAAATATCTTTCGTTTCATCGTTGACAGATAATGTTGGCATGAAAAATCCTTTGGAATCATCAAGAAGTTTCACCATTTCTGGAAGTCTCTTTTTAAAATCAGACTCTTCCGCTAATTCTCGTTTCAGTTGATTCTTCGTTACAGTATAAATGGATTGAATTATTTTATCAGTGATTCCATATTCATTTTTAATGTTTTCTCGTAAACGTGGATTGTCTTTGATTTCTTTAATAGAATAAAAGATCCAGTTATTCTTATGAATCTTGAAAAAGGTATCACCCCAACGCTTGACTTCTTTAATATATTCTGTTTCCAATGAAGCTGGAAGAAGTGTGTAAACTCTCATTTTTGATAAACCCTCAGAAGTTATAACAGACGTTGCAGTTTTCCCTGTACCGAGTCCATGGTAAACTAATAAACCTCTGAATGGATTCTCAATAGATAGATATTTCATTACAAAATATTGATAAATCTTAATATCTTCAAGATCATTTTTAGAATTCTTATATGATTCAAGTAATTCTTTGTAAAATACATTATTAATCCATTCTATGAATGCCTTTCTTTGAGGTAAGATCGTCTTATAAACATCTTCAACATCTTCTACTTCTTCCACTTCTTCCTCATCCTCTTCCTCAGGAAACTTATCTAGTAGCCTCCTCTTCTTTTCTTCATCATCCCAATCTGGATAAATCCAACGCGTTTTGCGATATACTTCTGGGTTCTCCTTTTTGTCTTTCACTATTTTAGCGAATTTCTTTAATATTTTCTTATCAACTTTTGGGATCTCTTTATCATCGAATGAACCATTATTTAACGCTTTCACTTTATTCTTATTTAATTTCTTTACATCTCCATCAAAATATCGTAGGAGAATTAAATAAGTTTCCTCATCGATAACTGAATCAGGCATAATATATATTATTAATCTATATAATATTTATTTAGGTAATCACATTATAGAAAATTAAAGCGCGTTTGGATGCATCTTGTTCGGATTTCTTTTTACTGATTCCCTCCCCTTGAATAATGATTTCACCCTCCTTTAAAATTTCGGTTCGAAATCCAATATCTTCAATTCTTTCTGTTTTATAAACTGGATACACACCGAAGTTTTGTTGGAAATAACGTGATATTTGATCCTTATAATTATTATCCCTTAGAAGAATATCAGTAAAATCAAAATACTTTTCTATAACACGAATAATAAAATCTTCCGCAACTTGATAATTATGATCAAGAAAAAGAGCTCCGATAAATGCCTCAAATACATCCTCCAATATATTACTATTCTCTCTACCCGAACATTTTTCTTCTATATGATTTGATATGATCAAATATTTTTGAAAGTGAATCCTCTTTGAGAATTCACATAAGTTCTCACCACAAACAAGTCTTATTTTTAACTTCGTTAAAAATCCCTCATTTTGTTTATGGATTCCATAAAAACGTTTGTATAAATAAGAACATACAACCGAACCTAAGATAGAGTCACCCAAAAATTCCATGGCTTCATAAGATATATCCTGTAATGGTAAATAATGAGAACCAGGATATTCATATTCCGTATATTCAGATAGTTTACAATAAGACTTATGAATAAATGCAGTTTGATAATGAGAAATATCATTGATCTTAAAATTATCAATATTAAGTGTTTTCATAATATTGACAATATCATTTGAAGTTATAAAACGATTGTTTAAATTATACGGATTCGCCCGAAACTTATCCATTTATATATTTATTATATCTTTGTATTATGTCTTTATATCATTTATGTCACTTAATTAGCTTCAACACCATTGGGAACAGGCGCCGGTCCCCCCATATTACTTCCGCATCCACTAAGTGGTTTTCTTGATAGATCCGGGTCAATTGTAGAGTTCGACCATGGACTTACAACAACGCGAGGGTTAGGTGGTTCCTCACGTAGGTTTCTGTTCGCGTTTCTTAGACTTTGACCGATTGTATTTACACCAACGTGGAACCCAGCATCCAAATAATTTACTCCCTTTAATATACCTTCACCTTCTGGGTTCTTTTCATTAAATTCTTTGATTTCAGCTGATTCACTTTCGGGTAAAAGATCCGACGGCGATAGAGAGTTTTGGGGATAACAAGCACCAGGCGAAGTCTTAATACCCTGAACAGGAGCACCTTTATCTTGAAGAGCTCCATCAACAACAGGAGTATCAACCACAGGAGGTGTTTCATTAACAACAGGAGGGGTGGGAGTTTCAGCTACAGCAGAAGGAGCAGCAGTCAACGCGGGTGAACCTTCAGATTCATTTTCATATCCTTCAATAAAAGGAAACTTGATCCCACATATATCCTTTAGTAAATAAAGGGAAACTAATCCAAGAATTCCGTAGACAATTAATTTTTGACAATCCATTTTATATATATAAAACATAAAAAAAAAACAGAATAAATCAATTATTTAATAACTTTTCCATTTCATCTTTCTTCTTTTCAATTTCTTCTTGAATTAATCTAATTTTTTCTTCTTTTTCCAACCTCTCTTTTTCCTGTTTCTCTTTTTCCTGTTTCTCTTTTTCCTGTTTCTCTTTTTCCAACCTCTCTTTTTCCTGTTTCTCTTTTTCCTGTTTCTCTTTTTCCAACCTCTCTTTCTCCAACCTCTCTTTTTCCTGTTGTTTCTCTTTTTCCTGTTTCTCTTTTTCCTGTTTCTCTTTTTCCTGTTGTTTCTCTTTTTCCTGTTTCTCTTTTTCCTGTTGTTTCTCTTTTTCCTGTTTCTCTTTTTCCTGTTGTTTCTCTTTTTCCTGTTTCTTTTTCTCAACATAATCATCGGCTGATTTTAATATTTCTTCATCAAATATATCATCATATTCATGTTCATCATCATCAATAATTGAATACTCAGAAATAATATTAAACTTAGATTCTTGATCTTGAAATAATTTAATTTGAGAAATATAACAATCACAATAAAAAACAGACTTTAAAATCTTTAATCCACGAACATGTAGGATTAAAATAACCTCTGAATCTTCTTTAACCTCATTGACATCGACAAAAACTCTTTTTTGATTATAAACTCCACATTTAATTTCATTTTTAACAATGGGAATACGGAACTTAAGCGTCGGATTGACATTCTTCTTAAAAGGTCTTGAACTGCGCTTATACATTTCATCAATCGCCTCCAAGGAAAGTTCTTTCTTAAACCACTCTTCCGACTTTTCATACGTTGTTTTAATATTTTTATCATCCAATGAAAGAAATAAATCATACATATCGTATTTACCACTCGGTATTTCAACTTCTAAGTGTGGCGCTTTCTTATCTTTAATATCATTCACATTTGTCTTACATTTTAATTTGGGCGTTTGGATATACAAAGGTTTTAAACCATCGCCATAACTCATTGCGGCAAAATAAGATTGACCAATTTTTTCGGGTTTTGAATAATTAATACTATGGACATCTACATCATCATATCTTAGAATATTACTCATTTTTATTATTTTAGAAAGTATCTATGATTTATTAACGCGAATCATACAATTAATACATTCTTAACCTTCCATTTGCAAACATATTTATCATTAAACTTCCAAATTTTATCAATATAGATATCACACTTCACCTTACTAAACTTATAAATATTTGAAATCGAACAACTGTTTCCTTTTGTTCGGATATCAATATCATATTTATTTGAACGAAAAGGTATTTTTGTTAATAAATTGGGATCATATTTCCCATTCTTATCATGTCTTATTTGGGATAAATATAGATCGGCTTCTTCTTCATCTAAACCCAAGTATTGCATTTGTCTTAATTCTAATTCTTGGATAAAATCATAAAAACTTTTCATTTCACTATCAGTTTTGATATTTGTAAATTGAAGTGTTAATTGGTTCTTATCTTTACTAAATCCAAAAGGACATACCATTGTTGGAGTTGTTACATAAATAGGATATTTACCCGAAAATATCTCAATATATCCTAAGTTCAAAATATTCTTAGGATCATCACCTAATTCACTAACATATTGATATTCTTTCTTCTTCTGTGTACAATCGGTACACAGATAGTCTTTAAAAAACAAAGGTTGTTTCGAATAAATATTATGATGATTATTCCTTAAAAAATTAGAAGACATTACTTTATAATATTCTTAGTTAATAATCTTTAACTAATGATTTTCTTTTGGTCATATTATTCCACACAGAAGAACAACCCTGAGCGGGAGTATTGTTTAATTGACCTGTAATTAAAGTACAGCTTTCATTTAACGGTTTATGATATCCATACTCTACATTCGGTTTACAATCCTTATTCAGAGTTTGTGTTGCGAAACAATTCTGTTCCGGAGATTGTTTAAACAAGTTGACATCATTCTTATTTTGGTAGAAAGGAGCATTCAGTGGAGGATATTGAGAATAATTCATTATATTATAATATTATAATATATTATAATATAATTATGAAAACAATCGGTGTACTAATAGGTACGAATGACGAACCTGTCTCTTCTGAATATTACAATAAGAATAAGAAAATGTTATCAGTTCTTGAAGAATATGATGTCTTTCCTGATCTCATACCGTATGATTATGCTATTTTTGCTGAAATAAAGAAAGAAGGGGAGAAAAATAATTATGAAGTAATCCCTTTATTTGGCGACGACTTACATTTAAAAGAAGTAAATAAATGCGATTATGTATTCTGCATATTTGAAGGTGTGTACTCGTTTATGTTAGGAGGAATGAAACACTACAAAAAGTATATGGATATCCTAAAAAAAACAAAAGCGAAGGTCTTCCCTTCCCAAAAAATGCAAGAATTAATTATTCAAAAACATCGTTATATGAAATATCTTCATGAAAAAGGATATCGAATTGCACCAACCCATTTTATTAATCTAAACCGTTACAGTATGAAGACTATTATGAAGTTTATCAATAAAGGTGGGTATAGTGATATTATTCTTAAACCTGAGTTAGGGGCGTTTAAAGAAGGTTTTAAGAAAATCCATAATCCTACTGAAACAAAGCTGTCCAAAGAACTTCAACGATTAAAAAAGAAAGAATATACTAACATACTGATCCAACCTTTTATAGAAGAATTTAATAAGTTTGGAGAAATTAAAACATATTGGATCAATGGAAAGTTTATTTATGCCTATAAACAGCAATGGGCAGATGGTGAAGGTGTATTTCAATCGCAAAATGAGATTGATAAACAACTATTAAAAGAATGTAAACTGGTTGGTTCAAATCTTTTGAAAGATATTCATAAAGATCATGAAAAATTAATTCAATGTAGGATTGATTTTGCGTGTTGTATGGACAATGATCAACGGTGTCGAGAGTTCTTTATTAACGAAATCGAAATATGCCCGACAATCGGAGAACAAGAATCGAATGGGAAAGCATATCGTTTATTAGCCAAAGAATTAATATTATCCTGTAAATGAACCATATAGCATGTCAACCATAACTCATATACCAATACATTTTGAAGGGGCATCATAAAAATACCTTGATTACTAAGTAGGATATGTATTCGTCATGTTATGATCATTAATATGATAAGTAAGTATTCAATTATCAACTCAATTTCTTAGATAACAATATATCACGATTAATGGTTGTGATCACCAATTAAATACAATGTATTTTTTTTATGTCTTTAACGCATAAGTTTATCAAAACGTTTTTGATCTCTTTCTGAGGTATCTCTTTTTACTTCATGAAGATATGAAAAGTTCTTCTTATGGTATTTTTGGATAAAATTAGCTTTCTCTTCTTCTATTTTAAATTGATCATCTGAAATTCTTTTTAAAAATTCAAGATTTTGAAGATAGATGAGTTGCTTCACAAAATCGGACATCTTTCTATCTATTTATTAGATATCTTCAAATTTATTCTGTATTAAGTTTGTATGGATAATGGTAGAAAGAATTACAACAAAGATATAATTGTAAGGGAGTAAACTAATATTCCATAAGAATGTATTATGTAAAGGTTCGATCATATAAGTGAAAATATTTAGGAAACGAAAATGTCTTAGATTATCTGAACCTGGTCTTATGAATACATTTCCGACATGTTTTTCAACAAAAAACAGAAATAAAACTGTCACAATTATTAAGAAGTAACTTAATTTCATATACTATTATTAATTATAATATTTTGTTATATGATTTTTTGGATAATAAAAATGCACCGAACGTGAAACTGTCAAAGGCCTTACAGAATGATATCCCTTTTTATCATTTATAAATGAAAGGGAAGGAGCACAATGGTAATTTGTTGTTATGTATTCCAGTTTTGGATTATATAATATTTCTTCCATTTCACCACGGAGTAATAAAAGATAACACCCTTGTTTAGAATGATCATGTATAGGTGTCTTACTGAAATGATTCCAGCGAAAATAATAAATATCAATAAATGGAAATGGGATCCTTGTTTTAGTATTTATATTATTTTGAAATAGTATTTTAAAGAATGACATATACTATTAATTATAATTATTTAAAAGTAATTTATGTCAAAATTTAACTACAAACCTTTTTTAAAGTTCGGCTTCTTATTAAGTAGTATCATCTTTACGAATATAACTGTCCACACCATATGTTGTTATATGGGTTGTCATCACTGGACATATTTATTTGGACATAATCTTATCTGTAATGCTTGTATTGATTTTTCAAAAATGATCAAGGATTATCAATTCATGATGTATGGCACAGCAGCTACTACATTCGCTCTTAAAATGAATCAATTTATAACTGAAAATAATATCGAAGATCAATTAAAAAAACCAATTACTTGAAGAAGTTCGGTATAAATGTAAAATAGGAATCAGCTGTTATATGATATTGAATCACTTTTCCTTGTGTTTCTTGAATATAATACCAATTTGTTGGGATAAATAAAAGATTTCCTTTTTGAAGGACATGTTTGTGTCCCCATTTCTTGATCTCTTGATTTGATTTATTGAAAATATCTTTTTTATGTTTTGGATTAAACAAGTAGAATGTTGATTCACCATCCAGAATTCCTATTATATTATAATTATGAGAACATTTATATAGTGTTGAATTCAGATTCTTAAACACAGAGATAGAATTTTCGATTACACATAACTGATCATAATCATTTAAAAAAGATAAATCAAAGTGATTACTTTTTAAACCAAGTGCAAGAAATAATTCTTTATTTTTATAGATGTAGATTTGATTGTCTTTGTCTGATAGATATTGAGAAAAAGGTATATACTCGTCATTAAAGCCTATATTAATATGTTCGTCCTGCATTATAAGTGATTCTTCATTCTGAAATAAAATGGGGTTCAAGTTCTTTCTTTGAATATTAATCTCGTCCTTATTACTTGCACGGATTAATATTCCGTGATAATTATATTTTTGTAAGTCGAGAAGATGATATACCATTAAAATAATATAAATTAATATTGCCGTTTGAAATAATAAAAGAAACATATATAAAGATTAATTAAAATATAAATCTATAATGAGCGAAGAAATAGGAACAGTTATATGGTTTGACCAAAAAAAAGGTTTTGGATTTGTTAAGGTCCTAACTCCTGATTCGGAGTTTTTAAATAAAGAAGTGTTTGTACACTATTCAAATATTGAAGCTGAAAGTAGTTTCAAGAAGTTGTATCCTGGGGAGAGTGTTTCCCTGAATGTTGAAAAGAATCCCGAAGGATCCGACAAAGAATTTAGTTCATCAAATATCCGAGGTGTTTTAGGTCTCCCCTTACTCGTTGATAATCAAGATTATATCTATCGTCCAATTAAGAAAAGGAAAGATAATGAAGTAGGTGGTCAAGAAGAGGACGAATCTACACAAGAAGAGTAAACTCTTATTCCTTCCTTACTTTAATACCACCCATGGAAGAAAACATATATATGTCTTTTAATAATTGTTTTTTATTACTTTTAATTTGAATACCATCTTTCAATAATTCTTGTTTGATTGATTCATCACTCATTTGATTCACTTTATTTATAACTTCCCCGATATCTTTTTTTTTATTTTGGGGATAACACCGAAAAGAGACTCGTCTGTTCCGTGTATGCCTCTTACCTACTCTTTTAATCCGGTTTCGACTTTTTGTTATTCTCGATTTACGTGATCTAGTTGCTCTCTTAACCTTTACAGGAACAACTTCTTTCTTGGGAATAACTTCTTTCTTGGCTTTTGCAGGAACAACTTCTTTCTTGGGAACAACTTCTTTCTTGGCTTTTGCAGGAACAACTTCTTTCTTGGCTTTTGCAGGAACAACTTCTTTCTTGGGAACAACTTCTTTCTTGGCTTTTGCAGGAACAACTTCTTTCTTGGGAACAACTTCTTTCTTGGGAACAACTTCTTTCTTGGCTTTTGCAGGAACAACTTCTTTCTTGGCTTTTGCAGGAACAACTTCTTTCTTGGCTTCTTCTGTGATAGGTTTGTCTACCTTGTCTTTTTTGATGACATTAATACGGATATCTGCAATGGTTTCACCCTTCTTTTGATGATCATTCACCTTTTTTTTCTTTAAAAATTGTGAATAACTCTTTGATAGTGGGGAAATCTTTTTTTTTGATCTCCGCTTCTTCACTTTTACAATATTTAAATCAATTTTATCTTTCATAACTATATAATAAACCTATATAAAAAATGTATGGATCTTTTTACCTTTGATAAAGTTGAATTTCTTGAATAATGCGGTTTACACATAATGCATCGTCTTGAAAAATATCATTACAAACATTATTAACAAATAAATCACCAACGTATTCTTCTTTCATTATCTTTTTCAATGATGTTTTTAAAAATTCTTTCATATGTTGTTTACGATCAATATATATTTTTTCAACAACTCCTTGAATCTCATCTGTGGGTATTTTTTGAATTCCTTTTGTTTTAAGATAGTTTTCATAGTTCTTTTTGACATAAAACGATAATAAATCTTGGATTAGTTTTTGTGGGGATTGCTTTTCGGGCATTTATAGGGTGATAATATTTTATTTTTTATTTTTATATTTAAGTTTAAATAAGTTTAATCACTTAAAAAAATATACAATTATTAAATAATGATGTTCCTCTTTAATTATACTAAATTATTTGTATGGTCGACTATTTATTATTTTCAGAAAGAGGAATCAACAATATTAACAGAAATAATAATTAAGAATATACGTGAGTGTGGTTGTATCGCAATTAAGTTTTGTCAGTGGATTTTACCTCAAATAGAAATTTTATATGACTATGATATTCGCCAAGATCCTCTTCTGAAACGATTTGAAAGTCTTTATGAAGATTGCGACCATCATTCATTAGAACATACAGAAAAAGCATATCTGAATGATTTTAAAAGTCAATTAAAAGATGATTTTATAATCCATGAAGTAGTTGCTTCGGGGAGTATAGGTCAAGTATACAAGGTTACATCGAAATTAGATAACAAAGTGTATGCTCTTAAATCAATTCACCCATTGATTAATTACCAGATAACATTTTGGAAATATCTAATTCAATCTCTGTATTATATTCCTATCATTCGGTATTATATCAAGACGATTATTCCGATTGATTTAAATGGATTTATTGATGATTTTAGGACACAGACAGATCTAATCAATGAATCAAATAATTGTTCATTTTTCAATACGATATATGAAGACAATCATTTATTAATTATTCCCGAAGTTTATCAAGTGTCCAAAAATATATTAATAATGTCTTATGAAGAAGGGGATAAAATGGATTCCCTTGAGATAAGTGATTATATAAAATACAAAATAGCCATGCTTATTAAATTATTTATAAGAACAAACGAACAAGTGTATTATAGAACACATGGTGATCTCCACCGAGGAAATTGGAAAGTAAGAATGGTTGATGGAAAACCACGATTAGTTATTTATGATTTTGGATTCTGTTGGAAAGTACCCGATAATTTAAAAGGGAATATAGAGAAAATAACCGATGCATTTCTATGTATGTCAGATGAGACTTTGGACGATGTCGTCGAAGGGTGTTATCTGTTTACAAATAAAATATGTAGTCGTGAAGTTATTTATGAATCAATACATGAAGTCCGTAAAAAATATGACTATAATGATACTAAGTTTATTGTTCGTTTAATCATGAATGCTACAAAAAAACAATCAACGTTGATTGAACCCTATGTTATCCAATCCTTAGTTGTTCAGAGTCAAGTCCTTCGTATCCTTGAAAAATATTCTTTAATAAGATATCAAACAAGCGATTACGAACCAAAATATATGATAAATGAATATTATAATCGAAGGCTACCTGAGTTAATTAATCTATGTAAAACTGAGAATGTTTTTATGGAATATAGTAATCAATTGGAAGAAACTTATATCAAGAAAAACATTCAAATAGATGAAATATTTAAATATTCATATTTAGAAAATGATATTGATCAATATCCCGAATTAGAAGATATGGCCATTGAAGGAATTAATTTTTCTTAATCTGTTGGTCATGATTGTATTTCACTTCACAATAATCTTTAATCATTGATATAACCACGGATAAAAAATATCCAAAAGGCATTAGTAAAATATATTTTATCTCCATTAACATAACTATATTTACAAAGGTTTAAATAATTAAAATTTGAAAATATTTAAACTTATAACCAAAAATACTATTATCTCATGGACGATAATACAGATGAAATCATAAATACATATTTTAAAGAACGAGATATTATTGTAAGGCATCAGATTAGTTCATACGATTATTATGTAGATTCCATCCTCCCCCAAATCATTACCCAATATTTTCCGGTTGTTATTAATTTTAATGATGATAATTGCATAGTACATAAGGTTGAACTTGATGCATTAAATATAAAAGTGGGGAAGCCTCTGTTAGTTGAAAATAATGGGTGTTCAAAATTAATGACACCCAATATGGCACGTTTAAGAAACAGTACCTATCTTTCTCCTGTGATTGTTGACTTTAAATCGTTGATCTCAATTAAAGAGAATGATCAAATTGTTCAAATGGAAGATAAGGTAATAAAGAATATAGTTATTGGGAAAATTCCTATCATGGTTAAATCTAAATATTGTATTCTTGATCAAAAAGGAATAAATGATGAATGTTCTTATGATCATGGTGGATATTTTATAATCAACGGTAATGAAAAAGTCATTATTTCACAAGAGAAAGTAGCTAATAATTTAGTTCAGGTATTTAAGAATCCAAAGAATACTTCGAAATACTCACATATTTGTGAAACAAGATCACTTTTAGAAGATAATTATGGAATACCGAAAACTGTATCAGTGAAAATCACAAGTAAACCGGATATTTATAATAATCATATAAGAATACTTTTACCACATATGAAAACAGAAATACCCATATTCATCTTATTCAGAGCCTTAGGGTGTGAGACAGATAAGGAAATAGTTTACCATATTATCGACAATGATAATTCACAGATAGATAAGAATATCTTGAAAGTCCTTAAATCATCAATTGAGGAAGCGTATACTATAAAGACAGAAACCGAAGCAATAACATATATAAGTAGATATATTAACAACAATACATATTATGTACAAAACGAAGAAAAGAAGATTAATTATGTTAAGAATTGTATTATTAAAGAATATTTAAATCATCTTGGAGATGACCATCAGAAGAAGATATATTTTACAGGATATATGGTAAATAAACTTATTAAATGTTGTATGGGTGTTATTCCTTTTGATGACCGCGATAGTTACTTAAATAAACGGTTTGAAACACCCGGATATCTATTGGGAAATCTAACCTTTCAGTGTATTCACAAAATAACAAAAGATATCCGGAGTTTTATTACAAAGGAAGTCCATTCGGGTCTCTGGAACTTAAATAAACAACACAAAGATATAATTAATGAAATTAATATTCATAAAATAATAAAGTCTTCGTATTTGGAAAATATTTTGAAAGGTGCGATGGCTACCGGTAATTGGGGTATGAAAGTGAATGCAAGCAAACAAGGTGTATCACAAGTACTGAATCGTTTAACATACCCTAGTACAGTATCTCATTTGAGAAGAGTTCAAACACCCTCAGATAATACTGGCAAATTAATTCCACCCCGAAAACTCCATGGTACATCTTGGGGATATATTTGTCCAACAGAAACTCCTGAGGGTCAAGCGGTTGGTATTGTTAAAAATTTATCAATGAATTGTGAGGTCACTATTACTAATTCTTCTGAACCTGTCCGAAGTTATATTTCGAAATATATTATTCATTTTGATAAGATCAATATTTATAAAGATAACCGTAACCTGTTAATGAAGGTATTTATAAATGGAGATTGGATTGGATATACAAAAGATATTCAAGATGTTATTCAAACAGTTAAAAATGGGAGAAAAACGGGATTTATCCATATCCATACATCTATCTATTGGAACGCAATACATAATTCTATATTTATTTATACTGATAATGGAAGACCTACACGACCGTTAATTATTGTGAAGGATAAACATTCTATGTTTACAGATGAAATTAATCAAAAACTTAAATTAGGAAGTCTGAATTGGGAGAATCTTGTATCAAACATTCAACGCGAGAACTCTCAATGTATTGAATATATTGATCCATATGAAACTAATAATTGTATTATCGCCATGAATAACAAAGAACTTTATAAAAATGAGAATTATACTCATATTGAAATCCATCCATCATTGATACTTGGTGCCTTAGCCTCTTGTATTCCATTCCCCCATCACAACCAATCTCCAAGAAATACATATCAATCGGCAATGGGGAAACAAGCAGTAGGTATTCATTGTACCAACTACAATAAACGATATGACACATTTAGTCATGTCCTTTCCTATCCTCAGAGACCACTCATAGAAACAAAAATGATGAAATACTTAAATGCTGATAATCTTCCCAATGGAATTAATGTGATCGTCGCGATTGCAACTTATACTGGATACAATCAAGAAGATTCTATTATATTTAATCAATCTTCAATTGATCGTGGTCTCTTTTCATCTACATTTTACCGTACTTATAAAGATGAAGAAAAAAAGAATCAATTGTCCGGAGAAGAAGAAAGATTTTGTGCTCCTGAAAAATCAAGATTACTGTTTCCGAAACCATGTAATTACTCGAAATTAAATGCACACGGGTTTGTTGATAAAGATACATTTGTTAATGGAGACGATATCTTAATAGGTAAGGTTATCCCCATTAAGAACAATACTAAATATGATTACAAAGATAACAGTACGACGCTACGAAGGAATGAGAGTGGTTTTGTCGATAGTAATTATGTAACCACAAATGGAGATGGATATCGTATCTGTAAGACTCGGATCAGGAGTTTTAGATTTCCTGAAATTGGGGATAAGTTTTCCTCACGACATGGACAAAAAGGAACTGTAGGAATGACATATCGTTCAGAGGACATGCCCGTTTCATCTTCTGGAATGGTTCCAGATATTATAATTAATCCACACGCTATTCCAAGTAGAATGACTATCGCTCAACTGATTGAGTGTATTCTTGGAAAAGTAGGGTGTGAAACAGGAAATATAGGAAATGGAACAGCGTTTGATCGTGTATCGGTTAATAATATTTCAAACATGTTACTTAATGTCGGTCATGAAAAACACGGTAACGAAATACTATACAATGGAAAAACAGGTGAACAAATAAAGACATCAATTTTCATGGGCCCTACGTATTATCAGAGGCTGAAACATATGTCGGGTGATAAGATCCATAGTCGTTCAAGTGGACCCATTGTTACGATGACAAGACAACCAGCCGAGGGACGATCTTCTCACGGAGGTCTACGGTTTGGAGAAATGGAAAGGGACTGCATGATTGCTCATGGAACATCGAATTTCCTGAAAGAAAGAATGATGGATGTTTCTGATAAATATAGAGTATTCATATGTTCTGAATGTTGTATGCCTGCTGTGGCAAATCCAAAGAATAATCTATACGAATGTAAAAATTGTAAAAATTATAAAAACTTCAAACAAATTCATCTCCCTTACTCTTGTAAATTGTTAATGCAAGAATTACAATGTATGAATATAGGACCACGTTTTCTAACGAATTAGGATTTTCCGGGTTTCATTCCACGGAACATGAATGCCATACCAACAAGTATGAGAAAAACTACAAAGAAGATAATATAGTTAATGTATGGCGATGAAGTTGGTGTTGTTGTTGTTGCAGCAGGAGTTGTTGGTGTTGCTGTTGCAGCAGGAGTTGTTGGTGTTGCTGTTGCAGCAGGAGTTGTTGGTGTTGCTGTTGCAGCAGGAGTTGTTGGTGTTGCTGTTGCAGCAGGAGTTGTTGTTGTTGGTTGACAACATTCCGCCACTGTACAAATAGCATTTGCGCAGTTGGTGCTTCCAGACTTTCTTTCCCATCCGTCAGAACAGATATCAGGATGGTCACAAGTAGCTTGTTCATATGTGCATAAGTTTTCCCCATCTTCACACAAAGATTGAGCATTATCAGCTCCTAAAATAAAATTACAAGTGGGTTCGGGTTCGGGTTTACAAGTTCTGGCTAATTCATTCAAGTCTTCCCTAAATGTGAATTCACATTTCTTTTTACATTTCCCCGCTTCATTAGGTGTTTTACAATAATCTCCATCAACAGCTGTCCACGTATGATATTTGCATTCGTTTGGATCCGAATAATATTTGTTTTCGCTTCCACATTTCCCCTCACTTGCAGGTGCTTGACTACATGGAACATTATCCTGTATTGTGTACTCGCATTGGGCTTCTACCCACTCACCATTATGAGGAGGGGCCTTACAACTCACTTCATTGATATCATAAGGTAAAAAACTGTCTGTTCCTATTCTACAATACCCCGGAACATATGTTGCTCTTTTATCACGACATTTCGCCGCCCCGCCTGATTCTGGGTGTGTTATGCTTGCTCCCCCTCCTACTCCCGCGGACGCGGTCCATGGAATGACGGAACAAGTGCCAGGGGTGTAGGTGCACGCAGCGGTGTTATCGGCATCAGTCATCACCGCCGAGCACGCGTCTTCACTGGTGGCTGCAGCGCAAGCAACTGCGTCAGCGGGGACTGATGTGGTCGCAATCTCGGTGCAGGTGGGGTCGGGTGTCCATCGACAACCTCCTTCTTCGCACCCTTCTTTATCTTCTTTCGACGAACAGACGTCCCCGAGACTCGCGAAATCACTCTCCTTCGCCACACATTTATCTCCTACCGGCATGTATCCTGTCCCTGAAGGATTATCATCGCCGCAATCAATATCATCTAAGGGACAAACGCTGTCCGTCGTCCTCCATGAATTGCCCGTACTTTTTTTAAGGCATTCATTAGGGTCAGTGGTATCGTTATCGCTACAAAATCCTGGTTCATTCAATGCAACACATTGTTCTTGTGAAATTGGATAATCAACAGCTGCACAAAAAGGTCCGTCAAGTAGGGCTGTCTCGTCGTTACAAGTGTATACATCACCCGAATTTTTATATTTCCCATCATAAGCACAATATTTATCGACCCATGTTCCTCCAGCTTGGACACAGGACGGATCTTCGTCGATACCGTCAAGCGTACATACCCCAACCTCCGCACTGTACGTGCAGTCGCCAGCCGCCTCGCACGTAGCCTGATCGGCCACCGCAGCATTGCACGCCAAGCGCGCCTCGTTGGTCACTGCACAGCTTGCCGTAGCAGGGGCGGCCGCAACCTCCGCTCTGTACGTGCAGTCGCCCGCCGTCGTGCCAGCCGCCTCGCACGCAGCCTGAGCGTCCGCACCGGCGGCCCCCTGCACCGCAGCATTGCACGCCGTATCCTGGTCGGTCACTGCACAGCTTGCCGTAGCAGGGACGGCCGCAACCTCCGCTCTGTACGTGCAGTCGCCCGCCGTCGTGCCAGCCGCCTCGCACGCAGCCTGAGCGTCCGCACCGGCGGCCCCCTGCACCGCAGCATTGCACGCCGTATCCTGGTCGGTCACCGCGCACGAGCTGTCACTGGCGTCCCAAGTACAAGAGCCCGCCGCCTCGCACGTGCCCTGATCGGCAGTGGCGGCGGCGCACGCTTCGACGGGAGTCGTCGTGCAGCTCGCGGCTTCGAACGCCGTCGTCGAGCCCACAGCCGTGAATGAGCACGAGCCCGCCGCCTCGCACGTGCCCTGATCGGTAGTGGCGGCGGCGCACGCTTCGACGGGAGTCGTCGTGCAGCTCGCGGCTTCGAACGTCGTCGATCCCACAGCCGTGAATTCGCACGAGCCCGCCGCCTCGCACGTGGCCTCATCGGCAGTGGCGGCGGCGCACGCGTCGACGGAAGTCGTCTCGCAGGTTGGCACCCTCAACCACGTGCCATCCTGGGCCCGGTAGCCGGCGGGGGCGGCGTGGATGAAGGGGGTAACAGTGTCGGCTTCTTGTGCCGTGCAAGTATGGTGATCATAATCACCCGATACCTTAGGTACGCAACCCGCACTACAGCTTCCGCCCACCTCGCGACAATCCTCGGTATTGCATTTTTCATTTGTTTTTTTCTTAACCTCAAACGCCACTTCTCGTGTTCCATATGTATAATCGTCAACTTCTTTTTCATTTGATTTCCAATTTTTAGGATCATCAGCTACATCAGACGGCAGCTTAAAGAGACTACATACCGAGTGTTCGGGATCACTTCCCAGCTCTGACATACTATTATCTCTCGCATTATATCCATTCGTATTGTTTTCTTTTAATGTTACTTGAAAATGAGTGCAGTCTGAATTGTTAAGGCAAGCAATTTTACATTTATCAACTAAATTTTGATTTGACGAGATCCACGCCATTACATCTTTCTGTTTATGCTCTTTAATTTTATGATGTTGATTGATTTTACAAACTCTATTACCATTATTATCATCAACTTCTCTACAATCTCCTTCATCTTTCAATCGGACACCAAGGTTTTTTTGTGAGGACGCCAGGTCGACACCGTCCGGTCCCTTGATACCGTTACCCCAAACCATTTCAATTGTAGAAAGGTCATCACTGCTCAACAATATACTTGGAGAATCAAGAGTCTGTACATTTTCAGTAAACCTTTCAATCAAAGAATTTGTCTTCTTACAATAATAAATAAATAATAATACAATTACAAAAATACACATATACCGTATTCCTTTGTCCATCTATATATATTCTATACTTTATTTTTTTTTGAAAACTATTCACTCCCCCACTCCTTTATCCGTGAATACAAAATAACCAATCGCTCCAAGAACTACAATACTACCGATTCCAGCTGCCACATATATAACCGTATCATCTTCAACAACAGTGGTACAACATTCACTGTCTACACAAACAGACCCCGCGCAATTAATGGTAGAAGGATTACTAACCAAATCATTCGCATGATTTGAGCAATCGTGACTCCCACAGTTCATTGAAGCAGTGGTAGTGGAGGGCGTTTCTGTCGAAGAAGAAGAAGAAGATGATGTATCTTCTGACGAAGAAGCAGTACTCTCTGAAATACAACACGCTTCTTTATCCTCAGGTACTAATAATGGATTACAAACAGAACCACTACAATAAGTATATAATTGACTCGGTTGATCTGATTTATATCCAGGTCCGCATTCTTCATCAGTTAATGGGCCCGGGACTCTGGTTGTGATAGGCGTCGTTGTAGGGACATGTAAATGGTGTGTTTGGGGATCTGCTGTACTTCCACAGGTTGTAGATCTTACACAACAAGTTAATTTATCAGTTTCTTCGCAATAAGCTTTTTCACAGAGTTCGTCCTTTAATTCATTGCCTATATGCCAACCTTCGCCACAATCCATATACGGTTCTCCGGTTATGGAATTAATATCTTTACATTTTCCACGTGGACTGCAACATGCTTTTATTTCTGATTCAGTACACTTCGGACCTTTACATAGTATTTTGTCTTTCGTTATTGAATCGTATGTTTTACGTCTATCAAAGACAAAGTCTTCACCGGATGTTATATCTGTACCACAATCCTCAGAAGTAGGTTCATTTTTGTCAGGATCAGTTGTATTAATGTTTAAACAAGATCCCCTTCGTATTCCAAGAGATCCAGTCGCTGCCGGATCATTAACTTTACAGGTATTGTCCCATTGACTTTTACATTTACCAACTGACCCTAAAATCACATAATGTGTATCCCCTGTTATTGGTTCCTCACTTGAACCCTCATCCCAATCTACTTTAATTTTTCTCTCTTCACTACCATCACTAGGAGAATATTCAGTGATGATACCTGTCTTATTCGGATCCTTGGTTATGATTACCGACCCTTTCAAGATTTTTTGACCCGCGGCGGTGGTAATAAGGGTTATCTCCCCTGTCGCGTCGGGTACCGAAAGCGTCCCCCTTTCTTTACCATCTACAATGTCATATGTGGTGGCATCAGTAATAGTGGGGGGCGTTGCGGGAAAGCTCCAGTCCGACTCCGTGATTGTATTGTCGCCCCCGTACACAGAGATCTCGCCGATAGCATCCGGATTTTCAGTTATGAGTACCATACCATTATAATAGCCACCATCTTTAAGATCTGAACTCTCCAATGTCATGTCGCCGCTGTTGACGGACGCGAACGTTCCTGATATACCTTTCTGAGTACTTACCGAGTCCGCCTCCGAATAGGCGGGCCAATGGGTCGGGTCAAAGGGATTGAAATTCGGTTTAGAATACTCCCATGTATTATCCGTTCCGCCTTCACATGCAGCTTGATCACTTATAGACGGATCAGTACATCTTCCTTCGGGAATCCATGTTCTACCCGTTTCCTTCGAACGACAATTATTTTGGGTCACTATGCTTTGGTCTATCTTAAAGCCGTTATTATTATTATTTGTATAACAGATAGGTCCCCATGAAAGACCACAATCAGCTTCATCACTAATCCCACTAGTATCTATATCTATTCCTTCTTCAAGCCCTAGGGGAATACATTTTCCGCCTTGTCCGCCATACCAATGCCATTCCTCACCACCACCTGACGTCTCAACCACTGTCATGGCGCTGGGCTTCTCGAGCCGCGTCACGTCCGGGCAGCCGCAGGCGCCGGCGCCACACTTCTCCTTCCAGCCGCTAGTTGGAAAGCCATTTTCGGCGGCGGGGACGTACGCCATTGTCGGCGAGTCGGCGCTGATCCCCTGAAATTTTGGTTTGACGGAAACACCGAGCACATGGGAGTTGGATTCTGGAGATTCGTAGATGCACGCTAATGCGGCCTCGTGCAGGGTCGCGGTATGCCCAGCTTCTCGCAGCCTCAAGTTGGTCGTGTTAAACATCTTCACCGCCTCGCAGTTCTTCTGCGCAACGCTACTAATAGTGTACTGGGTGCCGATGTTCGTGTCAGTCGTCAGGGCCGGCGTCACGACGATAGTCTTGTCCGTTCCGTTGTAGTCTGTGATCAGACCGGTCTCTCCCCCTGGGGCTTCACCCAAGACTATCGTCATTCCTTTATAGGCGTTGTTTTGGTCGCTCGCATCCACCCCCAGCTTCAGAGGCCCCGTCATCGTGCCACTGACGGCCACGGTGTCCGTCAGGTCCGCGGCGGCGCAGCGCTCTGCGTCTATGGTAGACGGGACGTACGCGGGATCGCTCGTGGGGAGCACCTCGCAACTGCATACCTCGCCGGGGCATGATGTGGAGCACGCGCCTGCCCCTTCGCAGGTGCGCTTGATCTCATCATTCCAGTCGTTGGGTTCGCCGTCTATCCAGTCCTGGTAGTCCGTGTAGACGGGACGGCCAACTCCTCCGCACCCGGAGCTTCGAGTGAAGCTCCGGGTCCTGACCTGGGCGCCTCGAGTTGTGTCCGGGCAGAGGCGGTTGAAGGCGGCGGCACACGTGGCGGTGTGATCGGGGGGGGTACAGGTGGCGTGTATGGACAGCTCTTCCCTCAATTCCTCGATCGCCCAGCGTTTCTGTGACCCGTGAATGACGAGGTGGAGCATGTAGCGATCGCTCACGTCCACGTAAACTGGTTTTCCGTTGTGGAAAATGCCTTCCTTCTGGATATAGCAACCGTTGACTTCGTGGAAGCAATGTCCAGAGACCTCAATACCTGGGCACCCCGCGCGGGCGGCGGCGGCGTCGATGCATGCATTTGAGCTGGACTTTAAATCAGTACAGATTTCATCAGGATGACTCCATTTATATTTTTCACAATCTTCTTGATTTTTGATACGGTAATCGATTGTTTCTCCATCTTCATTCAAACAATATCCAGACACCCATGAGTTTGTTTTACATTCACCTTTTGTAATCCTGCTTGATAAATCCATGCTATCATCTTGTGTTGTCACCTGAAACTTATCGTCAGGAAATGAATCATCATCAAGACTTCCACCGACCTCACAACCACTAATAACCGACTTACAATTATCAGGGCAAGTTCCATCAGCTGATAATTGACACGAATTATTATCAGTTTCGTCTATACATTTATTAAAAGGGATACACTCGTCTAATTTATCTCCTACCCTACAATATTGATCGGTTTCAAGTCCTTCGATAACTGTTTGATGTTCTTTATATCTCCTTAGAAGGACCAATAAAAATATAAAAAACAATGGATATTTATAGTCTGAAATATTCATATATATATATATATAACACTTTATTTTTTGAGTAAAAGTGTTGCTTCGTGAATTGAAAACATTTCTTTTGTAATGTTGTTCTCTTTGAAATACCTTGATAACGAAATGTTTTTCATTTGATCATTCATTCGTACTTGTAAATAGGGTCCATAGGGCCCTTCTCCGAAATATAATTCACGACCTTTTTTTTCACCCAAATATTTGAGATTCTTAGTTCCATTTTTTAATTGACGTTCAACAATAGAATTGAAAGAATCATATACTTTACGAATTATATTGATATGATCAATTGTTCCATTAGCTATTTTATCAAGATCAATCTCAATATTAATAGTAAAATCTTTATTAATAATGTTCATGAAGTTTTTACGTAGATAGTCCAAAACCTTCTTCCCAAGTGAAGTTATTCTTATCTTGTTTTTCATAAGATTTCCCTTGGCTATCAGTTGTTCTTCTGAAATTAAACCGTCTTCATCAACTTTAATTTTCATTACTTCTTTTTCTTTTTCTTGAATGTCCGAAACGGTTGTATAATTTCTGTTATCAAGTGTTGAGATAATGTTTGAGTAAGTTGATGGACGACCTATACCTGTTTTTTCTAGTAAATCTACCATTGATCCTTCATCATAATATTGAGGATAATTATCTGGTTTTTCGATACTTTCACAATAGATGATTTTAAATTGATCCCCTAAGTCAATTGATATATTCTCGTCTGAAATCTCTTCATTATTCTTAACAATTTTGAATCCAAGAAAACGAAGACTTCTTACTCTATGGATAAAATATCCATATTCATTTATTGCTTCATTTTGTAAATGAATTGTATTTACATCGTAAATAGCGGGTTTCATATGAGATGTTATTGTTCTTTCATAAATAAGATCATACAACCGTTTCTCAATTCCATCCAAATCGGGTTTTTGAATGTTTGTAATTCGGACGGCTTCATGAGCTTCTTGTGCCCCTTTAACTTTCTTTTGGTGTGGAATATTAAAGTATTCTGATCCATATTCTTGTATGACTTTTTCTTGAATTTTCGATTGGAATTCCTTTGAAATAAAGGTACTGTCCGTTCTCATGTATGTAATATGTCCACTTTCATACAGTCGTTGTGCAATTTCCATTGTTTTTTTAACTGATAGTCCAAGTAGTTTTTTGGATGTCCTTTGTAACGATGAGGTAATGAATGGTTTTTCAGGATATGTTTTTTCTGTTGATACATTCTTTTTGAATACATTCATTGTTCGATGTTTATGAAGAATAGTAAAGATACGTTGAATATAGGGGATATCAAAATCTTCTTCGTTTTGATCAGTAATGATATATTCGCATTTACCCAATTTATTAAAATATCCATGGATTGAAAGTGATATTTCAGGTTCGTATGAATCAATCATATCTTCGCGTTCCATAAGTAGGTTTAGGAGAGCACTTTGAACTCTACCTGCGGACAAACCGTATATGTCAGTTTGAATGTGTTTCCACAGACAGGGAGATAAACGGAATCCAATTAAACGATCAATAATTCTTCGCGCTTGTTGTGAATTAACTTCATTCATATTAATTTTATGTGGTTTCTTTAATGACTCCAAAATAGCTTTCTTAGAAATTTCTCTGAATAGTATTCTGTTATTTTCTGATATTTTTGTATTTAGAACTTTGGCTGTATGCCAAGCAATAGCCTCTCCTTCACGGTCATCGTCGGCGGCGAAGATAACCTTGTGATTATTCGACAATTTACGAAGTGTTTTCACAATCTCTTTTTTATCATGAAGGATTACATATTTTGGTTTGAAATTATTTTGAACATCTATTCCAAAGTCATTGGGATCACCATATTTTTTTGTTTTTTTCTTTTCAAGATCTCTGATATGACCACAAGACGAACTAACTACATAATCATTTGATAAATATGTTTGTATTTTTTTAGCTTTTGCAGGTGATTCTGTAATTAACAGAATTGATGACATTAAATTTGATAGAACTAGATTTGTAGTATCAAATTTAGAATGGAAGAAATAACTCATTATCAAATAGCAGAAATAAAGGAGAATGGTGTCAAAAACGATAGAATCCAATTTATTCCCTATGATAGAATAATATTGGATAGAGGTATGTTTCACTTTATAAAGGAACGATTGGATGATAAAGTAAAAGGTAAGAAATTAAAAAGAATTAAAACAGGCGATATACTTCCATTGAATAAATGGGATAAAGTCTTTGAGGATATAGAAAAAGAGAAACCAATCGATCCAATTCAAGTCCGTCCATTCAAGGATTCAAAATATTATGAAATAATTGATGGAAGACATCGTTTTATAGTTAGTTTAGATAAGGAATATTCTCATCTCCCCTGCAATGTTCATTCTTAAATTTGAAAATTATTTATAAAGAATAGTAAATAAATAGGGATGCCGCGTGGAAATAAGACTGGTGGAAAGAAACACAAACGAAATAAGAATCAAAATTATGAAACAAAAGCACTGCGGACAGCAGAGGACGGTCAAACATATGCTAAAATTGCAAATTGTAAAGGAAATTGTCGGTTTGATGTCAATTGTTGTGATGGAAAGGATCGTATGGCGATCATGTGTGGGTCAATGAGGAAAAGGAAGTTTGTTAATGCGGGTGACATTGTTTTGGTTTCCCTCCGTGATTTTCAGGATAGTGTTTGTGATATTATTGACAGTTATGATGAAAATCAAGCTAAAAAGTTAAAAGATATGAAGGAGATTCCTGAAACAATGAGACTGGAAGAAGACAATCAATTTGATGAAATAGACGACGAAGGCGTGATCTTTACAAATGAGATGCCCGAATCTGATTCTGAGGATTCAATTGATATTGATGATATTTAAACTTTCTCAAAAATAAATAAAAGAAATAGTATATCAATGGAAGTATGTGATCTACTACTCGATGAATATGTAAATCTAAATCCAACGTTAAATGATTTTTTTATGGAAGAGAAATGGTCTAAGAAAAGACATGTTCAACCAAACATTTATTCAGAAGATTATTATCGGAAACAGTTACTCATTGATAAAAAATTCCTTCGTATTTTGGAAAACAAAGAGACCCTTACATATTACGATAGAATAATAAAAGATGATCTCTTTCGGAGTGTTCATTATGAAGAAGATTATCAGATATATATGTACATGCCTATTAATTCATTAAATAATATTTTAATTGATTATGTAAATGAATGTTCAGGGAACGGATATTATACTTTCAAAACAAACAGAGACTACACTGATTTTATGAAACGATTACAGTCCTTGAAAGGGATCACAAATGAAATCATTGATAAAATGAAACGAGGGATACGCAAAAAAGTAACTTTGTATTCGGGGACGGTTGACCTTATGATACATACAATGAATGATATCATTAAAAATAAAACGTACAAACATCAAAAAAAGGCTTCGTTAACATCCAAATTAAATAAAGCGATAGATCAGAATCTAGTCATACAATTGAAGAGATTGAATGAATTCTTGATGAATGAATATTATGAACATTGTTCACAAACAATGGGACTGTGTTCTTATTCAGGGGGTAAAAAGTATTATCGATCACTTGTAAAAGATATTGCATTTAATAATTCAACACCCGAACAAGTCCATCGGTTGGGACATGAGGAATTAAAACGACTACTTAAAATAAAAAAGAAAATAGAAAAAGATATTGGTGTCAAGGATATTGATTCACATATCAAGTTAAATCCAAAATTATATTATCAAAATAAGAAAGACATTCTTGATGATCTACATAAAATAAGAGATAGAACAATTAAAGATACACAGGAACTTTTTCATATGAAACTTAACAAAAGACAATATTATAAGATCAAAGAAGTTCCTCAATCTTTGGGAAATCATTTTGCCTTTTATACACCTTCGGATCTAAAACGGAAAAATGTTGGAACGTTTTATATGAATGTATCACGACCTGAAAAAATTAATAAAAAAGAATTGTATGTTTTGGCTATTCATGAAGGAATTCCAGGTCATCACTATGAAAATGAATATCAAAATATGAGCAAGATACCAAAATATTTTAAAATCGCTCTTTATCCCCCTTACTCAGAAGGGTGGGGATTGTATTGCGAAGGTTTGGGGAATTATAAAGATAAATATGAACATTACTTTAAGAATCAATATGATATCCAAAGAACACTTCGGTTAATAATTGATACAGGTATTCATTATTATGGATGGTCGTATACCAAATGTTATGAAACTATGAAACAATATCTACAAATGGATGATATGATGATTCGTAATGAACTACTCAGATACAATGATTCTCCGGGACAAGCTTTATCTTACAAAATTGGTGAGAAAGTAATAATGGACTTACGTAATAGGTGTGTTGAGAAAGGGATCTCAATTCAAGACTTTCACACATATATACTTGAAATGGGTCCTTGTCCTTTAAAGGAATTAGTTTATCATTTTGATAAATGGATACTTTCATGATCAGTATTCGTGACCTTGACATTGAAATATTTTCTTCTTTCTTGAATTCCCACCTATTAATAAACAATTATTACAGAAATCATCAATATTATAAGTCTTGAACTTGTCTAAGTCTCTTCTTTGTTTGTCTTTGTTTTGATATTCATAGATATATCTCGAACATTTATTATCTTTGTTCCATTTTTGTGTTTCTTCTTCACATACACCATGATAATAGACACCGTCTTTGAATACCCGAATTAAACCGTTTCCAAAGCTTAATTCTCTGAATGGTAATGTCTTCCTTTCATTTGTTTGAAGTATTTCGTTTTCTTTTTTTAATTTTACGATTTCTTCATTTTTATCAAGAATGGTTTGGTTGAGTTTAGAAATCATTTGATTGGATTGATCATTTTTTATTTTGAGTTGATTGTATTCTTCTTCAATGTTGTCTTTGTCGTTTATTTTATCAAGTAATCGATTGTTATCATTTATCACTTGGAGATTTGTATAGCGGAATATAGCTCCTATAAGAAATACATCAACATAAACGAACCATTGGAATAAGTTTTCATACATTTATAAAAAGAGGGTGTTTGGTTTTTAAATAATTACAAATTTGAATATATTTAATATGAACTTTTAAATCAAAAAAATGAGAGAACCACGGTTGCTTGATTATTATTCAAAATATCTTCAATGTTTTGATGTGATTGATAAAATGAATGATGAATACACAGATTTGGAAGAAAAAAATAAGGAACTACAAAAAGAGATTCAATTCTTGAATAAGATATTTGAGGATTTCCGTAATTCTGCGGTGTTTAATTTGGTGAGAGCTAAGACTCTTGATGGAAGGGAAATATGGTTTGATAGAATAAAGCCAGGAGTTGATAAAAAGTTTCTGGAAACACTTGTTCGCGATGAAAAGATACAATATCTAATTGATAATTGTAATCCTCGTTGTGAAAGGTGATTAGGAATGAGTCAAGATTTGATGGCATTCCCAAGAGTAATTCTTCATGAAAGAATACAAAGGAGAATCAAGAGGATAATAAAAATCATTTTTTTTTTGAAAGGGTAATACAATTTGCAATTGTTCTTTGGGAGTATATGGGGTATCTTTTTGAAAGTGTGATAGAGAATTCTCTTTTAAATATTCATTTAAATCCGTCATTAAAGGAGCAAAATTATATCGGTAGTACCATCTCCACGATTTGCATTCATTAAAATAGTAGTGGAAGGTCCATTCAATTGATTTTAAATATTCTTTACAAATTGTATGGATATCAGATTCAATAATCATATCATAACTGGGATTATATTCAAGTGTATCATAAATATTGTAAATATAGTACTTCTTTCGATAATTATCATTTTGAAAAATGATTTCTTCATTGTCGCGAAAGATTAATGGTGAAAAATTAACAAATTGATCAAACTGACGTTCGTCCACAGAGTTAAAATCTTGATAGGTAAAACGCGGGATATCTTCTATGGAATGGATTTTATGGAGGATTTTTTGATAATTCCGTTTGTTTCTATGTTGTTGTTTCTTACGTTGTAATAAGATCGTATCTATCCATGATTTCTCATAGGAAGAGACTTTTTGAATGAATCGTTTGAAATGATCCCAATGAATTGTCGTTTGATTGGTTAAGAAGAATTGACCGAAGAATTCTTGTTGTAGTTCATTGTAGACTTCCAAGAGATGGAATATACCATTGTATCGGATATTAATACATGGTGTATTAATTATGAAATCATTCCCTATCAGAAAGCAAAGGAATAAATAATCATATAAGATCGTTTCGTTGTCTATCTTCGTAAATGGCTTTTTGATAGTACTTATTACATATTTTTTTAATCGTTGAACATCTAAGTATATGTATGGATCGTCCATTTGTTCAATGTTATACTCGGTTCTCTCTCTTAAAAGGTGAATAGTATGTTTTCGTATCATTGAGAGCATAATTAAATCGGCATCCAGACCATACACGACATTGTTTGTTTTTTCATGAATATTTTCATCGAGATATTTCATTATCTTATGTTCGCCTTCTCCGGGTTCATTGGAATCTGAAAGAATAAAAGGTATAGTCAATTCTTTACATCTCTCCATTAAGAATAGATTTAATTGATTCATAAATGGAGTTCCAGGGGTGATTGCATTTGTATCCCATGGTTTATTTTCTTTTGCTGATCTTAATCTTCTGTGGCGTTGTTGTTCCATTTTAGTTCTTGGTGCAGGTCCGTCGATAGCGATATAAACCAATTGTGTTACTTGTGTAATCTGAATACATTCTTTTATTTTTTGAAAGATGGATTCCATCATTTCATTTTCGTTTGTTTTATTTGCACAACAGGGATGAATGGCACAATTGAGATCAAGAAATAAATGATCATATTTTTGTTGACATGGACGAATAATATCAGGATATTCTTGAATAATTGATTTATAATATGAAGGAATTCCCATAAAGTATTCTGTTTATAAAGTATTCTGTTTATATTTTCTGGAATTATTCTTATGTAGTAAAAATAAAATATTATTTAGTAATATAAATGGAAGATTCAAATCCGCTTGATCTATTATCTGTCAAAATGTGCTCTCCGTTAATGGTTTTCTTAGTTTATGTAGTCTTTTCATGTATCAGTCTGTACATGACGAGAACTAACTTGAAGAAATTCAATAACCAAAAGATGGAAAACCTATATACAATCTATTCGCTTCAAGAAGTTAAATTTATTATTGTTATGGGGGCTATGTTATACGGTTTATGCCAATACAATCAGGTTAATTTAGCGTGGATCTTTTTAATTTTCCCGATTATTTCTGTATTGTTAAAAACTTCTTTCGTTTTTACATCGGTAGCTTCTGCTCAACAGAATACTCCTCGGGATGTCGTTTCACAACCCAAGATGTTTGAGCAAGCTTCTCAGGTGGCTGCCCAGCAAGCTCAACAGCAAGCTCAACAGCAACAACAGATCCAACAGCAAGTTCAACAACATGTCAATAAGAATATATCAGGGATGTCGCCACCACTAAATGGTGGAGGGATGGGGACTCCTGTCAGTGGTCTGTCTGATTCTGGATTATCACCATTTTAAAATGTTTTTATTAAATAAATAATGTTTGGAATTCTATTTACATATCTCTATTTATTATATGGTCTATGTATGATTTATAATAAGAAAGAGTTACCTTTTCTATATATATTCATATTAATCTTTGGGTTTTTAAAAATATTGTTTGATTATCGTTTATGTACTATTGCGTATATGGAATGTAAGGCGCGAGGCGTTAAAAGGGACGATTCATATTTGAACCGTTTTGTAGATCCCATTGTTGATACACGGTATACTGATCATGTTTATATTTATACGGTGGCTGTGTTTATCATCATATATTACCATGGAGTTATTCGTGGGAATATAAGGGAAACAATAAAATATTTAAAAAGTATTCTAAGAGGTAACATATGAATTATTTATCGTTTGATGTAGGTATTCAGAACTTAGCTTATTGCGAATTAAGTCCTGAGAAAGAGATTCAACAGTGGGGAATAATTAATATAAATAATAGTCCTCAGTGCGATGTAAAATTAAGGAAACAGTGTGAAAAGAATGCGACATATCAGATTACAGATACAAATTTAAACGTAAAGTATTGTTGTACTGCTCATTCTAAGAAGTTTCCTAAGAAGAAAAAATTGAATGGAAATCGCGATATTTTAGAATTATCGAAAAGATGTATTGAGAAATTACGTGAATTGGATTTGTCATCAATAAAGTATGTGTTGATAGAAAATCAACCCGCTCTAAAAAATCCAGTTATGAAGAGTATTCAGATGATAATCTATACATTCTTCGTGATTGATGGTGTAATGAATCCGTTATTACCTATGGAACATATACATATGGTTAATGCTCGTAATAAATTAAAGGTGTACAAGGGACCTTATGTAATTTGTCCTTATCCTGATGAGAAGAAGAATAAATACAGAATAAATAAGTATTTGAGTATTAAATATACCCAACATATGATTGAGCAAGAAGAAGAGAAGTTCAAGGATTTATTTGAAAACTCAAAAAAGAAGGACGATTTAGCGGATGCATATTTACAGGGGATTTATTGGATCGAAAAATGAATATTAAAAGTAGAGTAAGAATATATATATATTGGGATGAATATAAACAAAACAGGAAATCTTTATGAAAATTGGGTCAAAAAACCCGAAATGTTATTTATTTGGAATCAGTTGGAGAAGACAGAAGTATTCCGCACAAATAAGAACCTTATTATTCTGGCGATGTTCAACATTATTTGTGATGGGATGAAAAAGAACTTTTCTGTATTAACTTCGGATTCAAATCGTCTTCGCTATTATCAAAGGGTGTTTGGAAAGATTTGTAACAATTTGTCAGATATTTACGACTATAAATATCACAAAATTTGTCATTATGGGATAAGTTATTATTATTACTTATACAGAATGAAAGGTGCTCTCAGAACATTAATTCATTATGAGATAGAAGAGGAATATTTACCAATAGAAACATTTTTCCGTGGTGTCCATCAAATAATTGAGATAAATCTATTGTATTTGATGAAAGAACAAGACAAAATAGAAATGTTAATGAATATTGATAATGATCATGTTCAAAAACTTATTTATCGTAACATTCAAATATGGACTGAATTAATTGACTTATTAAACTTATTAGCTTCTCTTGATGAGTTAACGTATCAGAAATATCGTAACATGATATATGGTACATCCGGGGGTGAATCTATAAATTTGCGGAAAATTCAAAAAAGAATTCATGATTTGGATAAGTTCTTATCATTCGACATTCAAGAAACATTAATGAAGGATGGAAAGAATAAGAATTTAATATCCTCTATTAAGTTGTATCAGTATTATTCGTCACAATTTTGGTTAACACATTTTAATCTGGCTGCTTCAACAAATGGTATTCAGAATAAAGGGACAAAAGAAACACCCATTCTTAAATTAATGGATAAGTGTATTCATATGACAAAAACGAGAATCAATACTATTTTGTATGAGATTAGTATGTTAGTGAATGATGATACAGTAAAGAGGCGAGTTATAATGAATGATAAAGAAAGAATTATTGGGATATCAATTTATAATTCATCCAGAAGTTTATTTTAAAGATAAAATATAGTATCTATAGATATGACAAATTATATTTTTGTTACAGGAGGAGTTATCTCTGGATTAGGAAAAGGTGTTACCTCTGCAAGTATTGGAGCGATTCTCCAAATGTTGGGAGAAACTAAGGTAACTATTAAAAAACTAGATCCTTATTTAAATATTGATCCGGGGACAATGAATCCGATTGAACATGGAGAAGTATTTGTAACTGATGATGGGTCAGAGACAGACTTAGATCTTGGGTATTATGAAAGATTTTTGGAGATGAATATGAAAGAAGAGAATAGTACTTCATCGGGAAAATTATTTCAACAATTATTGGAAAAAGAGAGAAAGGGTTGTTTTTTAGGGAAGACAGTTCAAATGATACCTCATTTTACGAATATAATTAAAGAGTTTATTTGTTCAGGGAGTAATAAATATGACTATATTATTTGCGAAATTGGTGGAAGTATAGGTGATATAGAGGCTATGGCTTTTTATGAAGCTCTCCGTCAATTAAAAAATGAGATAGGTAGTGAGAAAGTATTATTTATTCATTTAACATATTTGGTGTATTATTCAAAAACGAAAGAATTAAAGACAAAGCCCACGCAGAATACTATTCGTGATTTACAACATGTCGGTATTTATCCTGATATTTTAGTGTGTAGGACTGAACACTTATTAACTGATGGAATTCGGGATAAACTGTCCATGTATACAAGTCTTCCAAAATCAAATATAATTGAAGCCATTGATGTATCTTCGATATATCAAGTCCCTTTGTGTTTTATTCGTGAGAACCTTCATTCGTTGTTATCGAAGAAGTTTATGATTCAAAATAGTTTAAATACAGAAAAATGGAGTTTATTAAACAATCAGATTAATAGACAGATGGAAACAATTACAATTGGGATATTGGGAAAATATACAGAATTGAATGATTCTTATAAATCTTTAATAGAATCTATATCACATGCGGGGATTCATCATGGATACAAAGTAAATATATTATGGATAAATGCGAAATATACAATTGAACATTCCTCGAATATTTGCGGTGTTATTGTTCCTGGGGGATTTGGAACTACTGGAATCGAGGAGATGGTTTCTTATATTAAGGTTCTCCGTGAAAAGAAGATCCCTACCTTTGGAATTTGTTTAGGCTTACAATTAATGGTAATTGAATTCAGTAGAAATGTCCTTGGATTCAAAAAGGCGGGTTCTTCGGAGTTCAATGATTATTCCCCAAATGTAATCATAGGGATGGAAGAATGTGTGGATTTACATTTGGGTGGAACAATGCGTCTAGGCTCTTACAAGATACAATTGAATGAGGGTAGTAAAGCATGTGATATATATGGAACAAATGTTATATTTGAAAGACACCGTCATAGATATATGGTGGATAATCTTTATTCACATACATTTAAGGAGGCTGGATTTAATATAACTGGACGATGTTCAACGAAAGGTTTAATTGAAGTTATGGAGATGGAAACAGAGCAACATCCGTGGTATCTAGGTTGTCAATATCATCCTGAATATCTTTCGTCTCCTTTTAAACCCCACCCGTTATTTGTATCGTACATTCAAGAATGTATTGGGAATAAAAATAAAGAATAGAAGTAAATGTCCCCAATACAGGTAACAAAGAATGCTTGGAAGAAGATGGCTAATATACTCACTACATCAAATCATAACTATGGATTTATTTATTCAGCATCAAGTGGTGGTTGCAATGGATTTAATTTTAATTTAAATCTATTCCAAGAAGAAGAATTTATAAAAATCAAAAATCAACGATTTATAACACAACTGAGTAACGGAGATACTAAATTATACATAGATCCATTAAGTGAGATGTATTTGTTTGGAACAACAATTGATTATATTTCAGAAGATTATAAAAAGGGTATCTTTGAAAGTAAGTTTGTGTTTCAGGTTGATCCGAATCAGATGACAAGTTGTGGTTGTGGAATTTCATTTAGTCCTAAATAATCTATTATTGTAGCTATTTTTTAAACACATCAATTCCAATGATTATCAACAAGACATATACAAATAATCTTTGTTTTTTATTCAGATTGTAATGTTCGATAACAATATCGGTAATTCCAAAGGCTCCAATGTAAATGAGCAAGTGTTGAATTAATCCATGATTCATTGTTTATTCAATATTAGATAATTATTTCAATATCTGTGAGCGTTTGATTTTTATTTTATTAATATTTAAAGAAATTATTTCTTTAATATGAAAATGTCAGGATCAAATGTTTTATTAAACTCTTTGTATAAATATTACAATGAGAAGAATACAATGAATAAGTTAATTGAAATTATTGACGACAATAATAAAGTTTCACTTCGTATCATTGATTGGTTTGTCACAAATTATTCAAAAAAACACAATGTGTATTATACAATATATCAAACAGATAACAAAATGAACACATTTGTTCAAGATGGGAATAAGTTCTTAAAGGTTTTCAATACATATCATGCGTATAAATCACAATTAAAATCATATTCAAAAAAAAGATTTGATCCATTTTGTAGACGGGAGAGAATCGTATTTACTTGTAATTCAAATAAATCAATAGAGACGACTGTGGGTCAATTAAATTTTTTTAAGTGGGCGATAGATAACTTAATCATTGACTATATCAAGGAGAATTATGAAGAAATAGAACATGATATGAATAATAGTTACAATAGTATTAAGAAACATAAGAAAAATACAAATGAAAGAAAAAAGAGACAAGAATTATCAAAATCAGCTTCACGAGGACTAAATACAAATAATTTCCGTGTTGTATTGAGTTTTAATTAGGGCACTTCTGGGAATCGAACCCAGGACCTCTTGCACCCAAAGCAAGAATCATACCACTAGACCAAAGTGCCATAAGTGCGTCGTCCGGGACTCGAACCCGGGACACCAGCTTGGAAGGCTGATATGCTAACCCCTACACCAACGACGCAAAAAAAATTGTTATTAATAAGTATTAGTTAATGTTTAAATACTTTTGAGAAGAATTCTTATTTATGCAGATTCCTTCTTAACACGCACCTTTCGGACCTTCTTAGGCTTTTCCTCCTTCTTTTGTACTTGTTCCTCTACCTCTTCATCTGAGGAATCCTCAACGATTACCTTTGGATCAACACCTGAATCTTCATCTTCTGAATCACTCATAATTGCAAAATCATTCAGTCCACCTTCTGGTGTCTTAATACGAACCTGTTCAGCTCTCCAAGTGCACCCAAACTTTCCATTTGCGATCCATACACCATTACACCGAAGAACGCACTTTACTAGCGCATTCTTTACAAGAAGCCGTTCAATACTTACAGGGCTTTCTGTTTCATGGTTAACATCAAAGACCGTTGGAGGCTTCTGATTATCATAGATAGAGAACTCTGGAAACTTCCCGTCCTTCTTCACAATCTTAAATCCACAACCAGGTGGATACTTTCCATTCGGTTCACCTGTTTCCTGATCAACAGAAACCTTTACCATTGGAGTATAAAGAGCTTCCACAGCATCCCGAGACATCTTCGCCTTCTTGAACCATGACTGACTGTTTTCACATGCCTTTTCAATGAGAAGATTATCCATTTCAACAAGCTTGTCATGAAACTCCTTCACCTTCTGGTCACTCTCAATATTATTCAGTGAGATCTTCACACTGTACTTTCCAGAGTTATCGTCATCTGCAAAGTAAGAGGCGTCAAATGGAAGTTCCGTCTCAGGAGTATGGAGATATAGCTTGTTAATACCTCCTCCATAATTGACAAACATCATCTTCCCTCCATTATTCAGTGTCTTTGGTGCAGTGATAGTAAGCTTCGAAAGATCCACATCCTTTGCCTTCATTGCCGACATTGTTTCTGTTTTGTTTCTGTTTTT